ATCGTGGCCCCTGTCTACAACGGCCTCATTGGTCGTCGTTCCGTCATTGACGCCATCGGCACCAAGGCCATGCCGCAGGGTGGCAAGGTGTTCATCCGCCCGTCGGTGACCACCCACACCACCATCGGCCTGTCCAACGGTGAGAACGTCGCGCTCGACCAGGGCACGCTCGTCATCACCGACAACCAGGTGACCAAGGCCGTCTACGGCGGTTACGTCAAGTTGTCCGAAGAGGCAATGGACTGGTCGCAGCCCGAGGTTCTGAGCGTCCTTCTGGACGACATGGCCCGCGTCTACGCCAAGCAGACCGAAACCGTCGTCGAGACGGCGCTCGAGGCTGGCATCAGCACCACGCAAGCCGCGTTTGACGTGACCGACCCCGCCGCGTGGGCCGATTTCGTTTACGACTGCTCCGTCACCATCCTGAACGCATCGAGCCATCTGCCGACGCACATGTTCGTCAGCCCGTCCTACTGGGGCGCGCTCGGCAAGTTGAGCGACACCGCAGATCGCCCGCTGTTCCCGCAGGTCGGACCGATGAACGCCTACGGCAACGTGTCCCCCGGCACGCTCGTCGGCAACGCTTTCGGCCTTTCGGTCGTCGTCACCCCCTACAACAGCGATTTCCTCGCCGTGGGCAACGCCGACGGGTTCGAAATCTTTGAGCAGCAGAAGGGCGCCATCAGCGCCGAGGCCAACGACGGCTCGCTGTCGCGCACAATCGCGTTCCGTGGCTACCTCGCCACGCTCATGATTGACGCGGCAAAGTTCGTCAAGATCGCCTGACCCGACAAGTAGCGCAGGACAGGGTCAGTAGTGACAGCACCAACCTTCCCGATTGGCATCGATAAAACGGTGACCAACATCGAGGCGACGTCTGGTGTCTTCACGCTGACCCTGTCCGACGTGAACGGAATCCTCGTCGGTTCCCGTGTGGACATCGGCGGCCTGCCGACCCAGTCGTGGAACACCCTGAACGAGACCATCACCGCCGTCAATGCCACCCTCAAAACGGTGCAGTATTCGCACGGCAATTTCACCGTGGCGTCGCAAGAAGTGTGGGGGCAACTCCACCTCGAAACGACGTGGGCCACCTCCGCAGACGTGGAGAACTGGCTCGGGTTTGACGCCACCGGCGACGACCAGACGTTCCTCGACCGTTGCGTCGATGCCGCTAACGACAGGTGCTGGTACTACCGCTCCCGGGCGGGCTATCAGGACCACCCGAACGTGGCCCCCGGAAACGACGTGATTCTCGGGGTCATCATGTACGCCGCCCAGTTGTACCGCCAACGCGGTGCGGTGGACGGCTACGCATCGTTCGACGCACAGGGGTTCGGGGTCGTCCCGCAGCAGTCCCTCGGGCAGATTTTGGCCCTGTTGGGCTGTAAGCGCCCCGGGGTCGGCTGATGGCCTCGTTCCTGTCTGACGCGGTCACGAAGGTGACCACCGCGCTGACGGCTATCAACGTCCCGTGGGCGCATGAGCCGGGGGCCGTGAGGCCGAAGGTTGTGATGGTGGAACTGCCGACGTTCACGCAGATCGCGCGCGCCGTCGATGACGTGACCGTGACCCTGAAGGTGTGCGGGTCGCCCCCCGGCAACGTCCAAACCAACCGATGGATTCTTGACACCGTTGAGACCATCTGTGCATCCCCAATCGCTGTTGTAGGGGGCCGTCCTAGCACGGCTGACTACGGCAACCAGCAACTTCCCACCTATGACCTTGAAGTCAGGGTTGGGACCAACCGTTAGGAGAACCCCGTGGCAACCACCACATTCCTGTCCAACGCCACCGTGAACCTCACGCAAGGCATGACCACCTATGACCTGTCCGATCAGGTGCAGTCCGTCACCCTGACCGTCGGCAACGACGCGCTGGAGGCGACCGCGATGGGCGACACCGGACGCAAGTTCGTCGCCGGCCTGCAGGCCGTCGAAGTCACTATGACCCTGTACCTGTCCTACGGGGCGTCCGAGGTGGAGGATGCGCTGCAGGCGTCGGTCGGCAAGTCGTCCACGCTTGTCATCAGCCCGTCGGGCACGACCGAGTCGGCAACCAACCCCGAGTACACCATCACGGGTGCGTACCTCGAGAACTTCACCCCCATCAACTCCACGTTTGGCGAGTTGGCGACGGTTGATGTGACGTTCACGGGTGGCACGTTCGCCCGCGACATCGTCTGACCCGCACCACCTGAAAGGGCACCACCATGAAACTGCACCTCCAAGTCACCCCCGCCGAGGGGGAGCCGTACACCGTTACCACGAACCTGTTCGTTCTTGTCGCCACCGAGCGCAAGTTCAAGGTCAAGTCGTCGGAGTTCGCTAACGGCATCGGCATGGAGCATCTTGCCTACATGGCGTACGAAGCCGCGAAACTGTCGGGCATTCCGGTGCCCCCGGTGTTCGATGATTTCGTGCGCAGGCTCGACGCGGTCGAAGTGGTGGAGGAGGAGTCGGGGCACCCTACGCACGGGGGTCAGTAAACCGTGGACTGGCTGAACTGCTGGCCCGCACGGGTTTCTGGCCCCCAGACGTGCCGTTCGACACGCGTGACCTGTTCACCGTGTTGGAGGTTCTGTCGGAGGGCTGACCGTGGCTAAAGCACAGGCGGTCTACGGGCTGACCGAGACCATCCGGGAACTGAACAAGGTTGAGCCGGGTCTCCGCAAGCAGTTCACGAAGGATGCCGAGAAGGTCGCCGCCCCGGCGCTGGATGCGGCCCGGGATGGCTACACCCGGGTGCCGCTGTCGGGCATGGCGCGGAAGTGGTCCCAGACGAACCAGAAGGGCACCAGACGGGCCATCTTCCCGTTTACGGTGTCTGGTGCCCGACGTGGGGTGAAACTGAAGGTGGACGCCCGCAGGGACGCTGTGGCGGTGATGTTCGTGCAGCAGGTGAACCGCGGCGCAGCTGTGTTTGAGGCGGCGGGCAGGGCGAACAAGAACCCGTTGGGTGACAGCCTCGGCCCTATCGCTCCCGGGCGCACCCGTGTCATTGGGCCGCGGGTGCTCGGCAAGCGGGCTGAGGTGACCCGTGAACTGGTGCAGGTCATCAAGAAGTACGAGCGAAGGGTTCAGCAGAAGGTTCGCTAATGGCTATTTCAATCCCCATCATCTCGACGTTCTCCGCTAAGGGCATCCGCAAGGCGAAGGAGGAGTTCAAGTCGCTGGAGGGTGTCGGCAAGAAGACCGGGTTCATCCTGTCAAAAGCCGCTATCGGCGCCACCGCCGCGTTTGCGGGGTTGGCTGCAGGCGCAGTCGCTGTCGGCGGGTTCCTGTTCAAGGCGGCACAGGCCGCCGACGCTGACCGGAAATCGCAGATTGACCTTGCCAAGACCGCCGAACGGTTCGCTAAGGCCAACAAGGCGCAGGTGGCGGGGCTGGAGGCCACCGTCGAGCAGTTGATGCTGGCAACGGGTATCGCCGACGATGACCTGCGCCCGTCGTTGGGGCGCCTGTTGCGGTCGTTCAAGAACACCGACAAGGCCGCCCGCGCGATGAAGGTTGCGCTCGACATTTCCGGACGTACCGGGAAAGACCTCGGATCTGTGGTGGAGGCGATGGGTAAGGCCGCCGACGGGTCGAACACGGCGCTGCTCCGGTTGGGCACGGGTCTGTCAAAGGCTGACCTGAAGGGTAAGAGCCTTGACGAGGTAATGGCGCTTCTGGAGACCCGATTCAAGGGCGGGGCGGCGGATGCGGCAAACACGTTCGAGGGCCGGATGGGGCGTTTGCGGGCACGATTCGGTGAACTGGTGGAACGCATCGGCTACAAGGTGCTGCCGTATTTCGAGCGGTTTGCCGACATTCTGATTCGGGTCGCTGACGAGTTCGGGGAACGTGGCCTGTCGGGTGCGTGGCAAGAGTTCAAGCGCCAGTTCGCCCAGACCGGGTTCGAGCAGTCCCCCGTGGGGCAGTTCTTCCGGTCGATGTATGACGGGGTGCGCACCGTCTACAACGCAATGGTGGACCTTTATAACCTTGCGATGCGCATCTCGGGGGCAAAGATGCTGTCCAACATTTCAGGGTTCTTCGGTGGGCCGACCCTGCCGTCCCCCGGGAAGATGCCGGAGTTCGGGTCGTTCTTCCGATCTAACACGCCGCAGTCGTCGGCGGCTGGTGCCCGCATGTTTGAGATGACGGGACGCACTACAGCGCCCGCGTCAAACGTGACCATCAACGTGAACGGTGGCGACCCCGCCGCGGTTGTGGATGCCCTGCGCCGCTATTCCCGCCAGAACGGCGGCATCAGCGGGATCAGACTGTCGTGAGCCAAGACTGGCGCGTCTACGTCGGCGGAAGCCTCTACACACTCGGCACAGCCCTTGATGCCGAGGTGGTGTCGCTGAACGTCCGGGCAGGCCAGTCGTACTACCTCGAACCTATGAACCCGGGTCAGGCGACTATCGTTGCCCGCTACCCCGACGGCTATGCCACACCCGACATAAACGTGGTGATTGGAAGCACAGTGCAGATCGTGTTGGGCGACCCGGCAACAACGGGCTTCAAGTTTTGGGCTGGCAGCATCACCGATGTTGCGGTCGAGTACGGCATCCCGTACGCCAGTTCCGTCGGAAACGCCGACTTCCTGACAATTACCGCCGAGACTCCGTTGGGGGCGTTGGGCAGAAACAACGCCACGACCGTCGCCGGCGAAGTTGAACTAGGGCAATGGAATCTGTTTGGTGGCACCGATGTTGCCAACTTGTACCTGACCGCCACCCGGGCAAGGTTCACCCCCACCACCAACCTTGTGAACTTGTCGGCCCGTGAATGGACACAACTGGAACTTGTCCAATACATCCAAACGACCTACGGCTACCTGTGCCGCGAGGACGCATCTCCCGCAGTACAAAGTTCCTACACACGGTTTATCCCGCCGTATGCGCTGACCGCCAACACGGTGAACTTCAGCGACACCGCCAACAACTCCACCAATCAGGTCTACGACAACCTGACGGTGACCGCCGCGTCTGAGGACTACTACACCAAGACCGAAATAACCGCCGAAGGTCTCTCAATCACGGTGACCGCCGACTCCGGCAGTACCCCGCCCGCCCTCTACCAAGGCAGCACCGTCAGCCCGACACAGGCCCAAGCCCAAGACGTTGCCGACGCCATCTCAAACACGTTTGACGACACCGACTTCGCCATTAGCGGCATCTCGTGCCTGTCCGAAGCACAGAACAGTTGGAACCTATTTCTCGGCACCGAAGGCTGGGACATGATCGGCACCCGGTCCGACGTGACGTTCCGCGGTTCCACCCGGGAAATAGTGGTCATCGGGTATGAACTGACGGCGACCCCGGAGTCGTCCCGCATTTCGTACCGGGTGGCCCCTATTTCTTATTACGATTGGTTTGTGCTGGATTCTTCCGAGTTCGGCGTTTTAGACACGAATAGGCTTGGTTACTAATGGCTACTCCCCCTGATTTCACCGCTGGCGCAGTTCTGACGGCTGCACAAATCAACAAGGTTGGACTGTGGCATATCACGACGGTGACTGGCGGCAACGGTGCCGCGTCGGTCCCCGTCGCAGACGTGTTCTCCGCTGATTTCAACGACTACCAAATCGTTGTTTCAGGTGGGACAATCGCCACCGCCCAAAACCTCCGCATGAGGCTCGGCGCGACCGCTACCGGCTACTACGCCGGATACATCACCAACCGCTACGACACCGGCGCTCTGCTCGGTGGTGGCGACAACAACGCCACCTACTGGACCATCATTGGACACCAGACCTCAGGGAACGGCGCCGACGCCAACATCCACCTGACAAACCCATTCGCAACCGTGCGTACAGGAATGTCGGCGGCCCACGCTCAGTTTTCAACTACGGCTGGCGCAGGGCCGAACTTTGGCGCAGGGTTCGTCAATAACAACACCAGTTACACCGGATTCACCGTGTTCACCACGACCGGCAACTGGACCGGCGACATCACCATCAGCGTCTACGGCTACAACGCCGGCTAACAAAAGAGAAAGAACAATGCACGTGCAAAACCCCCCCAAGGCTTGGATCATCCTTGTCGGCATCGCCGCCGTCACCGTCCTCATGGCCCTCGGTCGTGTCTCCTCGGAGGCTGGACTCCCGGTCATCACCGCGTTCGTTGGCTACGCCGTCGGCAACGGCATCGCCGCCCGCCGTGGCGACACCGTGGATCCCATCTTTGGCCCTGCCGACGAATGAGCGTCCCCTATAAGGGCATCACCCTCGACCGCACCCTCAGGCTGTACGGCAACGGCAAACTGCCGCTGTCCATCCTGAAACAGGTGCATTGCGGTGGCACCATGTACGGCCCCGCCGCGTGGTGGTTCAACGTCATGTGGGACGACGCCAAAAAGGCGGGCATCACCCTGAAGGCCACCGGGCGGGGCTACCGCCCCTACGGCTCGCAGGAGGCGATGTTCCTAGATCGCTACAGCCGCACCCCGACGCTGAGGAAGCCGGTGGTCACCCGCAAGTGGAAAGGCCACACGTGGTGGCTGAAGCGCGGCAAGTCTCCGAGCGCGACCCCGGGGTTCTCCAATCACGGGTGGGGGTTGGCGGTGGACCTCGAGGTGCCTGCGACCACCTTTGCATGGCTGGTCCACAACGCCCCCCGCTACGGGTTCTACCTTCAGGGTCCGAAGTACCTGCCGACCGGCAAACCCAACCCCGAATACGAAGCGTGGCATTGGCAGTTTTGCAACCTTCAGCCCTAATCAGCCTGTTTCGGGGGATATCCACAACTAGCGTCTAGGTTTGTGTTTAGATGCACCTGCCTGAAAGGGGGCACTAAATGGGAATGATGGACGAACTGGAGGCCGAACAGGCCGCCGCCCGACGGGGGGCTATCTGCTCCTTCGTTGCGGTTTACGCCGGGTTGGCTAAACCCGACGCGGATGACCTCAGGGACGCGCTGAAGCGCCCTGAAATCGCCGCAGCCACCATCGTGCGGGTATTGGCCCGCCACGGTCACAAGGTCCAATCGCAGACGGTTCGCCGTCACCGCAGGGGGGAGTGTTCCTGTGAGCGCATTTGAACTGGACCAACAGGTCGAGGATCTGCGGCGGGCGTTGGAGAACACCCAGCGGCAGTTGGCGAAGCAGAAGGCCCGCACCGACGAGTTGGTGGCGGCGACACAGACCGCCGCTAGGGAGGCTGTGCTTGCGACGGGTGGGGTGAAACTGCCTGCCCGTCGCACCCGGTCAAAGAAGCGCGGGGCCGAGGTGGCCCTGTGGCATTTGACGGATTGGCAGGGCGCAAAGGTCACCCCGTCGTACAACAGCCAGGTGATGCGGGACCGGGTTCTGCGGTTCTGCGACAAGGCGGCACGGCTGGCTGAGATTCAGCGGGCCGACCACCCCGTTGATGACCTCGTGGTGATGCTCGGCGGCGACATGATTGAGGGGCTGTTCAACTTCCCGACCCAGCCCTACGAGATTGACGCCACCTTGTTTGGGCAGTATGTGACGGTGTCGCGTCTGCTGACCGAGGTGGTGCAGTTTGCCCTGTCGGAGTTCTCGAGCGTCAAGGTCATCGGGGAGTGGGGTAATCACGGCAGGCTCGGGTCAAAGCGGGATGCGGTCCCAAGGTCCGATAATGCTGACCGGATGACGTATGAACTGGCGCGGTCGCTGGTGAACACCGACCCTCGGGTGACGTGGGAGGACTGCCCGGAGGACATCCAACGGGTGGAGATTGGCAACTACCGGGCGCTACTGATCCACGGCGATGAGGTGGGCCGTAACGGGTTCGCTAGTCCGAGCACCATCGTTCAGCATGTGAACCGTTGGCGTTCGGGTGCCTATGCGTGGGAGTTCCGCGATGTCTTTATCGGGCATTACCACACCCATGCTGAGTGGGCGATGGCTAACGGCGAGGGTGCGGTGTATCAGACCGGCTCGACCGAGTCTGAGAACCGCTATGCGGGGGTGATGCTGGCGGCGTCTGCTGTCCCGTCGCAGCGGGTGCATTTCGTGGACCCTGTCGCAGGCCGCACTACGGCCCAGTTCAAGGTGTGGGTGGACGCATGACTGACTGGATTTGGTGCGGTTATCCCCACCATTTTGTGGGAGCGCATAAATGCCATTTTTCGCTTGCTACGTTCGTGGCTGGCGGTCGCTTTCTGATTTCCACAGTCGGTGACTGGCGACCAACTGACGACGAGACTACGGAACCGCTGGGCATAGATGGGCACACATACGAAACGATGGTTTTCGCCACCAATCCCGAAGATTTGATTGACGGTGAACCCAATCTCGTTTCATGGTCGGAACTGCGGTGCTTGGGCGCATTGACGCCAGCGTCGGCATCCGAACAGCATTTGTTGATGTGCCACGAATACAGCGAGGTGGACGCATGACCGCCGCAGCATGGGCATGGATTGGCTGGATGACGTTCAGCCTGGTGGGGTTTATGTGCGTCGCCGAGTGGCTGTACGACGACCACATCGACCCCCCGGAGGACGAATGACACCCGCACTCGTGATTTGGGCTGACGCGCACAGCGCCGACATCGCCAGTTGGACCCCCGCTGAGGACATCGAGGATGTGGGCGAATGGCTGAACCGCACCGTCGGCTGGGTGGTGCCCGACGCCAAGAAAGGCCACGTAACGGTGTGCCAGTCGGTCACCCCCGACGACCAGGTAGACCATGTCCTCCACATCCCGGAGGCCATGGTTCGGCAGATTCACTATCTCGTGGTGAAACCCACGGAGTAGGGTGGCTGGCGGCGGGGGCTGGCGTCCCCCTTTCCGCTGGTCCCCGCCACCCCCCTGCTACAGTCAGGGGCACAATAGAAAGGGAGGGCATCATGCCTATGACACACGCGGAAGCCGCACGACGGCTCCGCATCCACCACACCGACGTCGGGTTCACCGACGCAGAAAACCCGCTACTCGAGGCCCTGACGGTCGCTATCAGCGTTCTACAGGCACAGCCTCAGGACCACGAGGCCGACAGCCAGCGTGAACAGTTGGCCCGCATGTCCCGCCAGTTGGAGGCCTTGTCGCCGTTGATGCAGAACATGGCTGACGCTTTGGATCACATTGCGCATCATCCGTCGAGCCGGGAGCCTGTCCGTCGGGCGGCGCAGGAGACGCGGGCGTCGTTGCATGACGCGTTCGATAGCATCCTTCACCCGTCGTTCTACAAGAGGTACCTGTGATGTTGGAGAACTACGAACCCGTGTCGGTGCGTCTGCACCGTCTGCTCACCACCCTGCGGGCCGACGGCAAGGAACCGCGCATCGTCACCGTGATGCTGTCAGCACCCGG